ACCGAGGAAGTACAGACACGCGCCGTTACTGAGCGTCATCGGATCGCCTTTCAGCTCCACATCGACCTCTTTGGCAAAGTCGATGATGTACTGCTTAAAGACGTGCGCCTGCGCCTTGCTGGCGGAGAGGAAAATCTGGTTGCGCCCGGTGGTGATGGCGTCAATCAACGCCTCACGGGCAAAGAAGAAGGTCGCCCCAATCTGGCGCGACTTGAGCAGGTTGCGGATACGGTGCCGGTTGCCTGCCTCCCACCAGTGGCGCTGGTAGGCAAACATCGAGTCGTGGAATACCTCCTGCAGTTTCTCGATCTGCTCGTCGGTGAACAGGTTCTTTTCTGGCGGCTTGCGCGGGCCTTTGTTACGGTTCGCCACGTTGGGATTCAAATCTGCTTCGTTGCCGCCGTCGTTGAATTTGCCGATGCGGGCGTGGCGCTCGGACTGGCGCGCCAGCAGGTCAATTTCCTTGAAGTCTTTCCCTTCTTTCTGCTCCTTCATGATGAGCTGGCAGTAGCGCGCGGCGGTGGTGAGCTGCATCTGATCCAGCGGCCCGTACTCGCCCCATTTGTCGCGCTTCTTCCAGCTGTGAACGGTGGCAACTTTCTCGCCCAGCATTTCAGCAATGCGGGCTACGCGGTATCCCTGAAAGTACAGCAGCATAGCCTGCCGACGGGGATCGAGGTCTGCGGGGGTCAGTGTCATGTCCATGGCACAAGCCTACGGCCTTGACTGGCCTCTTTCTTCGGCTTCGTTTTGTATGGCGAAAGGCACAAGCGCCGCGCGTTGTCTCACTCCCCCCATCCCCGCAACCATAAGGCTCCAGACAGTTTTCTAACGGAGCACGGCTCATGACAGTGAAAGCAAAGCGTTTCCGCATCGGGGTGGAAGGTGCCACCACCGACGGACGCGAAATCCAGCGTGAATGGCTGGAACAGATGGCAGCGAGCTACAACCCGATGGTCTACACCGCACTGATTAACCTTGAGCACATAAAATCCTATTCCCCGGACAGCGCCTTTAACCGCTACGGCAAGGTGACGGCGCTGGTCGCGGAAGAAATCACGGACGGTCCGCTGGCAGGCAAGATGGCGCTGTATGCCGACGTGGAGCCGACCAGCTCCCTGGTGGAACTGGTCAAAAAAGGCCAGAAGCTGTTCACCTCCATGGAAGTCAGCCCGAAATTTGCCGATACCGGTAAAGCCTATCTTGTCGGGCTTGCTGCCACTGACGATCCGGCGAGCCTCGGCACGGAAATGCTGGCGTTCAGCGCCAGTGCGGCCCACAACCCGCTGGCGAACCGCAAGCAGAAACCGGACAACCTGTTTTCTGCCGCTGAAGAAACCCTTATCGAGCTGGAAGATATCCAGGACGACAAACCCTCTCTTTTTGCCCGGGTTACCGCGCTGTTCACCAAAAAAGAGCAGACCGACGACGCGCGATTTTCCGACGTGTATCAGGCCGTGGAGTTGGTTGCCACCGAGCAGCAGAACCTGAGTGAACTCACCGTCAAAACCCTGACCGAAAACGGCGAACGCCTGTCCGCGCTGGAGACTTCCCTGCAGGAACAGCAGGCCGCCTTTGCTGAGCTTGAGCAGAGGCTGAACCGCGAAGACAGCCGCAGGGACTACCGCCAGCGCGCGCCGGGCGGCGACGCTTCGGCTGGCACCGTGACCAATTGCTGAGGAGCAAGCCAACACATGAAACAGAAAACCCGCTTTGCCTTTAATGCCTACCTGCAGCAGCTGGCGCGCCTGAACGGTGTGGCCGTGACCGAGCTTGCCAGCAAGTTCACCGTCGAGCCGTCGGTATCCCAGACGCTGGAAGATGAAATTCAGCAGTCGGCCGCGTTTCTCACGCTGATCAACGTGATGGGTGTGGCCGAACAGTCCGGCCAGCTGCTGGGCCTGGGCGTCGGCAGCACTATTGCCGGAACCACCGACACCACCACCAAAGAGCGCGAACCGACCGATCCGACGCTGATGGCAGACGTGGAATACAAATGCGAACAGACCAACTTCGACACAGTGCTGACCTACGCGAAGCTGGACCTGTGGGCCAAGTTCCAGGACTTCCAAGTGCGTATCCGCAACGCCATCGTCAAACGCCAGGCGCTGGACCGCATCATGATCGGCTTTAACGGCGTGAAGCGTGCCAAAACCTCCAATCGCGGCGAGAACGTACTGCTGCAGGACGTGAACAAGGGCTGGCTGCAGAAAATCCGCGAAGATGCGCCGGACAACGTGCTGGGTACTAAAACGGCAGACGACGGCACCGTGACCATCGAGCCGGTGAAAGTCGGGAAGGGCGGTCTGTACGCCAACCTAGACGCGCTGGTGATGGATGCGGTCAACGAACTTATCGATCCGATTTTCCAGGACGACGACGAGCTGGTTGTGGTCTGTGGCCGTGAACTGCTGTCCGACAAGTATTTCCCGCTGGTCAACAAGGAGCAGGAGAACAGCGAGAAATCGCCGCCGATCGATCATCAGCCAGAAACGCATGGGCGGCCTGCAGGCCGTGCGCGCGCCTTACTTCCCGGCGAATGCCGTGCTGATCACCCGCCTGGATAACCTGTCCATCTACTGGCAGGAAGAGACCCGCCGCCGCTCGGTTATCGACAACCCGAAACGTGACCGCATCGAAAACTTCGAATCGGTGAACGAGGCCTATGTGGTCGAAGACTACCGCTGCGCGGCCCTGGTGGAAAACATCGAAATCGGTGATTTCAGCGCGCCAGCTGCACCGGACGCTGGGGAGTAACGCATGAGCCTGAGTCCCGCACGGCAGCACCGCCTGCGCATTCAGGCTGAACAGGCCGCCCGCGAGGGCGGCTGTGTTCGCCATGCGTCGGGTTATGACCTGATGCTGCTACAGCTGGCCGAAGATCGCCGCCGTCTCAAGGGCATCCAGTCCACGGTAAAAAAGGCGGCGATCAAGGTGGAGCTGCTGCCGAAATATTCCGCCTGGGCGGATGGTGTGCTGGCCGCCGGAGGCGCGCAGCAGGATGACGTTCTGATGTACGTGATGCTGTGGCGTATCGATGCCGGGGATTATGCCGGTGCGCTGGAGATCGGGCGTCATGCCCTGCGCTATGGCTGGGTGATGCCGCTCGGTAACCGCAACGTGCAGACCGTGCTGGCTGAGGAGATGGCCGACGCGGCGCAAAGTGCCATGCTCGCAGCTGCCCCTTTCGACGCCGACCTGCTACTGCAGGCGCTGGACCTGACCACCGGGCGGGATATGCCGGACCAGTCACGGGCGCGTCTGCACAAAGCCATCGGCGCGGTGCTGAGCGAAAGCAACCCGGCATCAGCCCTGAATCACCTCACTCATGCGCTCCAGCTGGACTCCCGCTGCGGTGTGAAGAAAGACAAAGAGCGGCTGGAGCGCAGACTGCGCAACGACCGCTGACGGAACGTGCCCCGCGCACGGGCGGCACGGGATGGCGACAGGCTTTGCCTTATCAAAATCCCGTCCACCGCCCACTTATCAGGAGAAGACCGCATGAAGTTTGTTGCGCCCGAACCGGCACCGGAACAGGCGGGGGTCATCAAAAACACGCCGTTCTGGCCGGACGTGGATCTGTCAGAGTTTCGCAGCGTAATGCGCACTGACGGCACTGTGACACAGCCGCGCTTAAGGCAGGTGCTGCTGACCGCGATTTCCGAAGTGAACGCCGAACTGTTCGATTTCCGCAACCGCCAGCGATTGCTGGGTTATCAGGCACTGGTTGATGTACCGGCGGACGTGCTCGACGGCAAAAGCGAGCGCATCCAGCACTACCACAACGCCGTCTATTGCTGGGCGCGTGCCGTGCTCAATGAGCGTTATCAGGACTATGACGCCACGGCGTCCGGGGTAAAACGCGGGGAAGAGCTGGCCGAGGCCAGCGGCGACCTGTGGCGGGATGCGCGCTGGGCGATCAGCCGTGTGCAGGATGCGCCACACTGCACGGTGGAGCTTATCTGATGAAAGTGCGTGCGCACCAGTATGACACGGTGGACGCGCTGTGCTGGCGTCACTACGGGCGCACGCAGGGTGTCACGGAGCAGGTATTACATGCCAATCCGGGGCTGGCTGAATATGGCCCCTTTTTACCGCACGGGCTGCAGGTGGAGCTGCCGGAGCTCCCGGCATCGACCACCGCGCAGACCATCCAGCTATGGGACTGAATCATGACACTTGAGAGGGTCAGCGCCTTTATCACTTACTGCATCGCCGTGCTGCTGGCCTGGCTGGGCGACCTGTCGCTCAAGGATGCCTCCACGGTCGGCGGCGTGCTGATCGGTGTGCTGATGCTGGCGATCAACTGGTACTACAAACACCAGTCTTTCAAACTGCTGCGTGGCGGCAAAATCTCGCGGGGGGAGTATGAATCCTTCAATCGTTAAGCGCTGCCTGGTCGGGGCGGTGCTGGCTATCGCCGCCACGCTGCCCGGCTTTCAGTCTCTCCACACCTCTGTGGAAGGGCTGAAACTGATTGCTGATTACGAGGGCTGCCGCCTGCAGCCGTACCAGTGCAGTGCAGGCGTCTGGACCGACGGCATCGGTAACACGTCCGGCGTAACGCCAGGCAAAACCATCACCGAACGGCATGCGGCGCAGGGGCTGATTAACAACTTGTTGATTGTCGAAAGGGCACTGGAAAAATGCGTGGTGCCATCGGTGCCGCAAAAGGTCTATGACACCATGGTGTCGTTTGCCTTTAATGTTGGCACCGGCAATGCCTGCAGCTCCACGCTGGTGAAACTGCTGAATCAAAAGCGCTGGGCGGATGCCTGCCGCCAACTACCGCGCTGGGTGTACGTCAAAGGCGTGTTCAACCAGGGGCTGGATAATCGCCGCGCGCGTGAAATGGCCTGGTGCCTCAAAGGGGCGGGCGTATGACGCGCACACTTGCCGTCGTGCTGGCATTTGTACTGGCGGCGCTGGGCTGGCAGTCATGGCGGCTGAACAACGCCCGGCACGCCATCGAAACGCAAGGCGAACAGCTGGCGACTAAAGCGCAGGCACTGGCGAAGAAAAACAGCCAGCTGATCGGTCTATCCATTCTGACCGAAACCAACAGCCGGGAGCAGATGCGGCTTTATGCGGAGGCGGAACAGACCACCGCGCTGCTGCGTACCCGACAGCACCGGATTGAGGAACTGAAACGTGAGAACGAAGATTTACGCCGTTGGGCTGACACTCCTTTGCCTGCTGACATTATCCGGCTGCGGGAACGTCCGGACCTCGCCGGAGGTGCAGCTTACCGTAAATGGCTGTCCCAGAGTGACGCCGTGCAGCCTGAACACGTCAGCGCCGCGCACTAACGGCGATCTGAACGCGGTGCTGGATGAAGCCGAGGCCGCCTGGGCGGTCTGTGCTGACAAAGTGGATACGATAGTGGCGTGCCAGGAGCGAAACAGTGAACAAGCCGCAGTCCTTACGGCGCGCCCTGAATAGGGCGGTGCCCCATGTCCGCGATAACCCGGACAAGCTGCATCTGTTTGTGGATAACGGTTCCCTGGTGGCAACCGGTGCGCAGTCCATGTCGTGGGAATACCGCTACACCCTGAACGTGGTGATCGAGGATTTCAGCGGCGATCAGAATCTGCTGATGGCCCCGGTGCTGCTGTGGCTGAAAGCCAATCAAACTGATGCCATCAACAACCCGCAGCTGCGCGAAAGGCTGTTCACCTTTGAGATCGATATTCTGCGCAACGACGCTTGTGATATCAGTCTGAACCTGCAGCTGACCGAGCGCGTACTGGTCAGGAATGACGGCGCTATCTCGACAGTTGAGGCGGAGCCGGAACCTGATGAGCCACAACAAATTTGGACGGTGAGACGTGGATAATCTGCATAAGGTGGATGAGTGGCTGGCGGCCCTGCTGGCTAATCTGGAGCCTGCTGCCCGTCAGCGCATGATGCGCGAGCTGGCGCAGGAGCTGCGGCGGAACCAGCAAAATAATATCCGGCTGCAGCGCAACCCTGACGGCAGCGGCTACGAGCCGCGAAAGGTAACGGCCCGGACTAAAAAGGGACGCATCAAGCGGCAGATGTTTTCGAAACTGCGAACCACGAAATACCTGAAAACTGTAGCCAGCGCGGACTCAGCCAGCGTGCAGTTTATCGAAGATGTTGAGCGTATCGCTAGAGTTCATCACTTTGGTTTAAGAGAATTCATAGGCAAAAATGGGAGAGCAATAAAATATTCTAAGCGAAGACTTTTGGGGTTAAATAAAAAGAGTAACAACACTATAATTGATACTCTCTTGAAATGGATATCAAACGACAGCTGATTAGTATAATTAAGGATTGGTTAAAGCCTCAATTCTTTTAATTTGGCTTTCAGTTGCATGAGGACATTTTTTTAGAATGTTTAACCAAGCTTTATCTTTGGGCTGATATTCTAAATCGCCATTAGACTCAAGTTCTGAAAGTATTCCCTCCACATCTTC